CGTTTAGGATTGCCGCCTTGCCAGTTGAACCTGAGCCTGTAAAGGGATCTAGAACTGTGCCGTTAGGTGGGGTTACCAGCTTCACTAGGTATTCCATCAGCGCGGTTGGTTTTACCGTTGGATGGAAGTTTTTGGCCCCTGCTGTTCGCCATGCCCCTGCCCTTGGGCTGTTCATCCCTGCGCTGTCGGCCTTTCGGTCAACCATGATGGCGGCGGCCGTGTCATCAAGTCCCTCTAGCCCTTCATTCCTGTCACGCTTTGAGGCTTTTGCTACATAGAAGAACCGTGATGCGTCGCTCTGTTCATCTAGTAACCCTGCCGTGTGTTCGTCAAGGATTATGTTTGCTGGCCAGCGGCCTTTGAGGTTTTCTAAAGCTTTAGACTTTCCAAAGTTAGTTCCTCCACTGAAGCCCATGTCTCTTGGGCTATCCCAGGTAAGCTGGCCGCCAGTCCCAATCCTCGAACCGTCTATGTTCAGCGCCCCTGTGCCGTGTGTGAGGACATTGTTAGCGACTGTGCCGATTAGGGGCTTGCGGGCAACGATTATGGGTTCGTGCGCTGGTTTTAGTGCTGTTCCCCAACCTTCCCATTGTTGAGCTTCGGGTGTTGAGGGGGCTGTTTCGTTGTATTTGCTTTTTCCATTACCATCGTTGTTGCCCCAAGAGCCAAAGCGACCAGTTGTTTCAGATTGTGCGCCAAATTTTACTCCAGTGATTTCTCGGTCTGCCGCCTCGACTAAGGCCGCAAAAGACGACAGCTCGGGCCATGCCTTTATGATTTGGGCAAAAACCTCGGGCGATGGCGGCCTTTGTCCAGCCGGCCTGCCTTCAAACCAACTCCAGTTAGAGGACTTTGCGCAAAAAATTTCATCCGCTTTTGACTTGCTAATGTTCCTGGACTCACGAGACTGACGTAATGCTTCACCGATTTTTTCAGCCATAGCAGCGCCCTTTCCACCTCGTTTATCTATCGCCTTGCTAACATCCAGAGATTTCGGGAATCCGCTACCATAAAGCCAAGCCATGTTGTCTCGGATCTCAAAGCCCGCGTCTTCAATCGCAACGGCTACTCGGTGATAAGTGCGAGTGCCGCCGAATGAAAGCAAGTGACCGCCTGGCTTTAGAACTCTCAGACACTCAGTCCAAAGCTGCACTGAGTAAGCGATACCCGAGCTGTCCCACTTCTTGCCCATAAAGCCAAGCTCATAAGGTGGATCTGTCACGATTGAGTACACCGAGTTATCGGCAAGTGTTGGGAGGATGTCTAGGTTGCTACCGTGCAGAATTTTAAAAGTCACCGTTTCAAGCTTTCCAGTAGGTAGTGTAAGTAATCGGTTGTCAGCCCTGGGTTATTTTTGATCTTGTCTAAGAGTAGCTGGATGATTCTCTGCTCCCCTTGGCGCCTATAATTTTCGCGAACATTATCTGCGTGTGTTGTTTGTTTCATTTTTCCCTTATTTTCCTGTGCCGCCGACGCGCCATTCTAATTCGACCATCCTAGCGCTAGTCTGAATAGCCCCTGTAGCCTCGCTGAGCTGTCTAAGTTGCGCCTTGGCCCTATTTACCTGCACGCGCAATAGCGCCGCCACCTCGCGCTGTGAGTGCGAGGCCAGCTTGGAAATAGCTTGGCGGTCTATGACAGTGCCTTGGGCGTCTAGGATTGTCTGCGCTTCTATCCGGTCGACCTCTAATTCTGCTAATGCGTGCTGGCGCTCTAGGTCGAATAGGATACCGACCCCCTTTTCTGAGCGCGCCCTAATCTCCGCGAGTTCTTCGATTACATTTCCCGGTGTTTGAATCATTGCTCGGTGTCCTCGATTTTCAGTTGAACCGCAACAAGGCGATCGGTTAGCCTCATTGTCTCGCTGCGATATTCGTCTAGGTGTAGGTGCTGAATTAGGTTTGAATAGATTGGGGTTTGCTTAGAGGCAGTTAGCAAGCGCTCAACGCTAAGAAGGTCATCTATAGCCGCGGCCAAGATAGATCTTTGCCATTCCAGCTCGGTCTTAGCCAAGCGTGGCGACTTTGGCCTTTATTGCCTCGAGAGTCTTGGCGGAAGCCTTAGCCTTTTGCGCCGAGATGTAAAGCTTTCGAGCAGTGTCCACATCTTTTAGTAATTCAATTTCAGATGCCCAGTCTTTAGCGTTTTCCGTGACCTCGTAAGTGTGCGAGTCTGGGTCTAGCTCGTCAGTCGGTAGGCATAGAAGCTGAAGAAGGAAAGTCCTATAGGCCACGCTCATCGCCTTAGCGGTTGCCTTGTCCCCGGAGTCGAAAGCTTCAGCTGCGACTGCCCCGATAATCGGTTCTCCCTCGTCACCGTAGACGCTGTAATCTACGTTCAAGCGTGAAACATTCAAGATTCCACCGTTTTTAGAGGTCACTGTGTCATGTTGTAAGCCCATAACTCTCGGCACGATAAAGCCGCCATGCTTCCTAAGCGCTGGGCCAACTGCGTTCATCACTGAATCTATGCCCCTAAAGTTGAAGCCTTGAGCTGTGTTTTTATTGCGCTTAGCTAATCCTTCAACCTCGCGCATTACCGCGATTATTAGATCTTGAGCTTTCATTATTGCCCTTCCATGTTTTTATGAATTGGTGTCTGGTTCATTTTCTTGCAGTATTTCGAACTCTAAATCGGTGACATCTATCAGCCCTGGAAGCCCGGCAATTTCAACGAACGTTTCATAAACCGTGCCATAACCTAAAAGGCCTTCGATTAGGTTCACGTTCTCGGTGTCTAGGTATGAGTCTTGTCTAACCATCAGAACAGTGCCGGAGACTTCGGCGCTATGTGTGCCGTTTACTACTTGGATAACCACGCGGTCGCCGGGCTGAATCCCCTCGTCGTCCTCTAGGTCATCGTCTTGCTCGTCAGAGTAATCTTCGCTCATGCCTGCCTCTTCGCTACTAGATAGGGCAGCCCACCTTTTCGGGCTTGCCTACTGAATACCCAAACACCATTTACTAGGCCGCGTCGAGCGTTACCCATAGCGTCTAAGACTTGCGTCTTTAGCTTATCCATTTCGGCGGTAGAATCTGCATACTCGAGGGAGTGTTTTTGGTAAAGCTCCCCGACGTGACCTATCTCTATTTCGTCTTCGGCGTCTATCTCCGAGTGCTTATAGCGGACTGCCTCATAAGTCGATAACCAAGGTGCAGTTAGTGGCGGCTCTTCCTCACCCATTAGTAATTCGTGGAACTTTTGCGCTTCTGCCATTGCCAATCTTTGCTCGAATTCATCGGCCCTGATTTCGAATTCCACATACCTTGATCCGCCAAATAAAACAGCGACAACAGCGCGCTCTAAATCTAAGACGCTTAGATACCATTGCACCTGGGCCATGTAATGAGGTGGAACTACTAGTGCGCCGTTCTCATCTTTCCAAAAGGCTTCATCGCGGGCTGTCTTGATTTCAACTAATACCCACTCGCCTTCGGGAGTTAGCCAAAGACCGTCTGGGTTTGCTCGCTCATACTCGAAACCGCGCTTGCCCCAAGTCCCACAGTTATAGAAAACTTCCCCATCGCGACCGTCTGAAAACTTTTGCAAGATTGCTTGCTCTAGGCGGTTGCCCCATTCCATCGCGTCAGAGGTTGGCGTGGAGTCCAGGCGCCCAGTCTTTTTTGCCCAAAGCGAATAGGGAGATTCAAACGGGGAGAGTCCTAGAATAACTGCGACCTCGCTTCCGCCGATAGCCCCGCGCTCATTCCTAAGTGCGTGCCAGCCCTCTGAGCCAGATTCCTCGAAGCCTAGAAGGGTCGCAAATTCTGGGGTCTTTTTCAGTAGTTGCAAATCGTGAAAGTCTGTTAGTGTAGTCATGTTCGTTGTTTCCCTTCGGATAGTAAACCGCTAGGCCGCCCCCTTGGTCTAGCGGTTTTGCTTTATTCGGGTTATTTCACTAGGTTAAGTCTTGGTTCTGACAATAAGGGGAAACCATGAAAAGCAATAGCGCGCAGCATCTCGATCGCATAAAGCTTCAAGTTGTAATTGAAGGTCAAGGCTCGCTGCCCTGCCAGAACTATCCGGAGGCTTTCCACCATGATAATTCTGCGATTCAGAACCAGGCCAAAACTCTTTGCATCCCTTGCCCCATCAAAGCGGAATGCTTGGCCTATGCCTTGAAGCATGAGGACTATGGGGTTTGGGGTGGGACATCGTGGCGCGATAGACGCCGCTCTAACCGACTCGTAAAGCTTTCTCAACCTATTAGCCCAAAGCTTCACTAAGACGCTTTAGAGAGCGCTCTACGGCTTTACGCGTGGCCTCTGTGGTTATCCCGCGAAGCTCGGAGATTTCCTCATAACTCAGACCATCGCGGTAGCGCCATGTTAGAAGCGTTTGAAGTGGCCCTGCTAGTCCGTTGAACTCGGCTTTTACATCTGCCAAAATCGACATGGCAACGCTATTTTCTGAAGGCTCCCATTGAACCCAGCCAGTGATCGGATTTTCTACAACCAGAGTCACTGGGCTATCTTCGAAGATGTAGGGCAAAGCGCGTCTGACTACTTCAATGGTGTAAAACCTTGGGGTCTGAATCGGTCGCCCGGCACTAGCGGCAGTCTCGGCCGCGCAGAACTTGGCTGCTTCCCGTCTTAGCGTCACGTATAAGGCCCCATTGCCTAAATCGCCTATCCTCCAGCGCTTCAATTCTTTAGTGTGTTCGAACATCCACAAATAAAGATGACTGGTTAGGTCGTCTTGGTCTATTAGCTTCCAGCGCCTGCCGATTCTAAAGGCGACTTTTCTCGCAAGTTCTAATTCTGAAGGGGTAACTTGATTATCCATTTATGGTTCTGCTTTCGGGAACTGATCGCTGCCACCTGTGAGGTGCTATCCACTCTAATTTCTGCGCCTTGGTAATCGTGCCACGCATAACGACCGGGTCATTCACTAACCCCATCGACTGCGAGAACCAAGCCGAGGTGTCGCAAAGCGCCCCACCCTGCACCCATTCGGTATTGCCAACCAGCTGCTTATAAATCGCGTGATGGTAATGGCCGGTAAAGAGAATTTCCGAGTCTCCAATGGGGTCGCGCGTCGCGCTCATCTTCTTGAACCAATCTAAAATCTTCGCCTCGACTGATCCCGCGCTTCTTGCAACGTGGCCATGAGTCAGACCTACTATGTAGCCCTGGACTTCGACTGTGAGACTTAGGCGCTCTTTTTGCGGAAGTGAGAAGGTGACATTTGTTTTACCCGCGAGCGAGAAGGCTTCGGCAATTTGCTCGACTAGGGCTAGGTCGTCGTTGTCGCTGTAGCTTGTATAAGCTTTTCCGCCTTGGCGGTTCTCTCCATGATTACCGGGGACGGCCGCCACGTGAATAGGAAGACCGCAAGCTTCTAGTCTTATTAGGAACTCGGTAAGTA